GCTCTGCCCCACACCCCGCTGGGGACGCGCCCCCAGACCCGCTATTTTTTTAACGCCAAAGTGTAGTAAATGCAATTTTGCCCCATAAAGGCACGCGCCGTGTTTTTTCGGTGCGTGCCAGCCCTTGGCAAGTTATGTGGGCTTGGTATTTGCAAAAACATAAAGTGGGCAAATTTGCCCACTTGCAAAATTGTTACAAATTTATTTTGCCCTACAAAGGCACGCGCCGTGCTTTTTCGGTGCGTGCCAGCCCTTGGAAAACTTGGCAAAATCGGCATTTCGTAGGGGCGTGTCGGAAGTTCACTGGACTTCCTCCATATCCGCCCGCATGACAAAACAGGCGGATAATATCCGTTATTTGTATTTTTAGGAGGACAAAAATGATTCAATTAGAATACAAATTTTTTGAGGAATTAACCTCAGATAAAGTAATAAAATTGTTTGACAAAATAGCCCCGTATATTGACAAGCGAGTTGAATCGTACGATCGTTATCGTCGGAAAAAATTTCAAACCGAGTTTATGAAAAGTTTGGATAAAAAGGTTTTAGTTGCCTTTGAAAATTATATTGTCAACATGACAAAAGGCTATTTATCGGGCAAAGCCCCGAGTTTTTCGTTTAAAAATCACGCAAATATCCCAGTCGAAAGTTTCAGCAAATACGAGTTGGAAATCAAAAATATCTTAGCTGATAACGATAATCCCACGGTATTTGCCGACTTGATTCACGATTTTATTACCACAGGAGCGGCATATTTGTACTTGACAGGCGACGAGAAAAGCGACGTAAAATACCATGTTTCAAGCAGTCGTAGCACTTTTGTCATTTACGATTACATGGCACAGCCCAATCCGATTGCAATGTTGCGGGTTTTTAACCGAGATAACGGCAAATTTTTAGAGGTTGTAACCGCCAAAAATAAGCGGCGTTACAACGAAAAAGGGGTTCTCGAGCCGTTCGAAGATTATGATGGATATGGAAATTTGGTTACATTAGACGAAAAACCGTTATTTTGGGAAAAAGTGCCAGTTATTCCGTTTGAGCATCCCGATGGGCAAGCTATTTTTGAGCCAGCCATCGAGTTAATTGAAACGTACGAAAACTTGATTGCGAACGTCCGAAACATGACGCAATACAACGATAGTGCGAAATTGGTCAGTTACGGCAACCAGTCGCAAAATTACACGTTTATCGAAGATGACGAGGGAAACCAGGTTGTCAATCCTTTATGGTTACAGGAAATGCGGTTTATGTACGAGGCTCCAGCGTTTTTTTGCCAAACGACCTGCCCGTCCGGCAGGCGGGCGGAGATATTAAATGGTTGACCAAAACAGTTGATTTTCAGGGCGTTATTTTAATGTTAAAGCAGTTGGAAGAGTTGATTAGCATGACAACGTGTGTGCCAGCCCTTACGGATCAAGCGTTTTCGGGCAACACAACAGGCGAAGCCCTTGAATTTAAGCTGTTCGCACTGAAGCAGTACAGCGTAATTGTCGACCGCATTTTTATGAAAGGCTACAAACGGCTTTTTGACTTGATAACCGCGCGATTAAATTTTTCAAACAACACTTCTTGGGATTTTCGCACGATTGTAATCAACATGAATCACAACACGCCAACGAGGGAAGAGGGGCGGTTGCGAGCGTCAATTTCGGCGTACAAATCGGGCATGATTTCCAACGAAACGGCGATTCGTGAAAGCGGATTAGAAATTGATGCAAGCGAAGAATTGGTGCGGTTAAAGCGCGAGAAAGGCGAAGAATATGAGTATTACAAGGAACAAGGCGCGTGAGCAAGCCGAAATAGCTGAATTTTGGGGATTTTTGGACGAAGTACAAAGTGAAGTGTATCAAAAAGTCGCCGAAAGCATGACAGAGGTTGAAAATGCGATGCTTGCGGCACTTGGCAAATTTGCACCGACAGGCGAGCGAATCCGCCAAAGCAAGCTACAAAGCCTACACAAGCAAATCGACCGCTGGCGCGAAAAAGATTATTTTGGTAGCCAAGCATTGGCAAGTCAAGCCCAATATTTGCGGCGCAGAGGAAACTTTAGCACAACCACGGCGTTTGAACTGTTTTTGTTCGGGAAAACCGCCGAAATTTTGCAAGGGCTTTCTAGGCAAATAAGCCCGTTGTACGAGAAAATTTACCGCCAAAAAGTGGCGTATTATGCGGAAGACGAGGAGTTTTCCGAAAGTGTAGCAGCTCCAAATTGGCAGGAAACGGTTTTACCGAACGGGTTGACAATGTCGGCGATGTTGTACAATTTGGCACATGACAGGGTTAATCGGATTCAACAGCTGATAAGCCGTTCAGCTGTTGAAAACGACCCGCCTGCCGGACGGGCAGGAGACGAATCCGCCACATTTTCAGTTGACGAAACGGCGTTGCAACACGAGTTGCAAATTTTCCAAAATAAGTTGCTTAAACCCAACAAAGCAGGGGATAATTGGCACGGTTTACTGGACTTCTTTTTGACCGCTTGCGTGGGATATGCCGCAATTATGGCAATGCGTGGCAGATACAACCAACGGCAAATGCAAAATTATCAACAGCAAAGTGGACAAAATCAACGGCAAAATCAAAATCAACCGCAAATTTTGCCTGCCCGTCCGGCAGGCGGGCCTCCGCAAATGCCAGTGGCAAATCAACCTAATTTGCCCAGTTTGCCCAGTTCGCAACAAAGCCCACAAACTGGGCAAACTGGGCAAGTGGAACAAGAAGAAGAATATTTATTTATAGCAAAAGTTGATGAACGCACCACAGACAGCTGTTTTGGCTTAAACGGCAAAATTTTCAAGGTAAGCGAGGCAATTTTGGGAGTAAATGTTCCGCCAATTTTTGATCCGCCGCATCCTTGTAGAAGTATTGTTGTGTTTAACCATGGTTCTAGGCGAAATCAAGTTGACTTTGCTAGCGAACTTAATGCAAGCGGGAGGTCTTTGTACAACCCAGGTACGCCATATGAAAGTATTCGCCACGATTTGAATGAACGGGCGACTCGTCCTGCTGGTAGTGGGAATATTCGCGATTATGTTGATAGTTTGGTGGAACGTGGTATAATGGGTAGTGGAAGTGATGTTGTTATGAATCGTAGAGAAGGAAATACAGGTGCATTTGCACATTTGCCCATTCCTATGCAGTTGCGTTATGTTAAACGTGTTGCTAGAAAGTATGATATTGATATATCGGGGCTTAGGTTTAGGATAGATAGGGATCCCGATAAATTGAAAGACACTTTCCCGTGGACAGGTGGTGCTGACTATTTTAGAATTGGTTCAATAAATATTTATCCAAAAGCATTTACCAGTGAAGAAGAATTAGCAAGAACTATATTCCATGAAATTGTACACGTACATCAATACAGAGAACATGGAGCTACTCACGTTCAAAATAATAGTGGATTTTACGAACTTGAAGCAGAACGAATCGAAAATGAACGTTTCGGATGGAGGGAATAGCGTTATGAAAAAACAAAATAAATGGGACTCAAACTATATGTCAATAGCAACACACGGCATTCCTGGCAAATGTCCATTTTGCAATAGCAAAAATACAGATTACTTTATGCTACTTGTAAGCGAAAAAAGTGGATTTACTGAAATCTTTTGCAACGATTGCCACGCTTTTAATACTATGTCGTTTCCAAGATTGCCCAAAAATCATAATTTTAAGATGTTTACACATGAGGAGTACAAAAGCCATCAAAAAAAAAGAGCATTACGTTTAGGATTAGATTCAACTGAACCCAAAAACACCAATTTTACAGAACCTTTGTTGCCAACTCCACAACTAGCAAATGCTTGACAGCAGGGAAATGGAAATAATGCAAATCCATTAAGTCGTAAAATTGTGGAGAACATAATAGGGGAGTTAAGAAAATGATTATTTTAGAAGGTCAATTAAAGTTTAGACCATGGGTAAATATGGACCCTCCAGACGATTATCCAAACGGAGACAATGACCCAAGAGACAACCTAAAACACCGTGGCTTAAAACCCAACGCCCCACCCGAGGCAGTGGCAGCATTTAACGCCCACATAGCCGCCTACGAAGATGCCTTTGGCGAAGACTACTGGGATAAGCCCTAACAAGGAGAGAATTATAATGGACGACTACAAATTAAAACAAATAGCCGAATTATTAGTTGGCTTAAAGCACTATGAATGGCGTAAAATTGTTCACTCTGTTGAACAACTATACAACGAAAAAGCCAACAGGCTAGTGTTGGCTGATTCACAAAAAATAATTGATAGAGTTACACTTAATCTTTAGAAGTTACTATTTGTATCATGGACGGGTGTAGTCTGTAATTCTTGTTTTGGTACTGTACGTTGATGTAATCAAATTCAAAGCATTTTGCAATCTTGGACTCCTCGCCGTATGTTAAATTTTCATCGAAGTATTTGGTAACGTCTTCATTGTGGTTAACTGTGCCGTTTTCGGTTATATCCGTCCAATTTCCTAATAAATTTGCATAATATCTCTTCATTTTGCATCTCCTAACTATATGTATTATTTGCCTGTCAGTAGATAAGTGTATAAAATTACTACCAAAATTATTATAGCATAAATGTTTTATAAATAAAACACTAAAACAAAAAAATTTTTAGGAGGTGCAATTATGATACAAGCAAAAGGAAAATATATCGCTGCACTAAGGGCAAATAAAGGACTATCCCAACGAACACTGGCAAAAAAAATTGGTGTTGCACATTCGACAATACACTTCATAGAACACGATAAATGTGAACCTACACTAAAAAATTTGGAAAATATTGCACAAATTTTAGAAGTTGACATAATAAAATTATTGATTGAGGGCAGTTATTTGCAAAATTATGATTTTAAGCGGTTAGTAAAATTAACCGGTGAAAACTGTCAATAATTAGTAGTCGAAAGGAGCAACCAAAATGACCGACACAAAACAAATAACAAACCTACAACAAGAAATAGAAATTCTGCAATCCGAGTTGATACATTTGCGAAATTGTGTATATATTTACCATGAAATAATATCTAACCTCAAAAACAGTGATTGTTTAAGCGAAATAATTAAACCAATTATTGCCAAAGAAACATTCCAAAAAAATATTTTTGTAAGCGGAGAAGAGGAAAATATGCGATTAAACCACGATTGTTTGCGAGACGTACTTTTGCAAGTTGAATCAAACGCTTTTGGCGTAAAACTTAAAATAAAAGATTTAGCAAAATCATTGCCACAATACAGCGAAAACGACCTTACATACACTTGCATAAAATTAAAAGAGGCGGGTTTTTTAGAAGTAAAATCTGCCGTTACATACGGCACTTTTACGCCAGTTGTCATCGAAATTGCCGATTTAACTTTTAACGGCCACGAATTTTTAGCAACTATCCGCAACGAAAATATTTGGAATCAAGTAAAGCAAACGGCAAAAAAAGTTGGCGACCTAACTTTGCCAATGCTAATGAAAGTGGCAACCGAAATAATTAACCAAAAATTAAACCAATTATTTCAACAATAACCCTTGCCAACCCAAAAAAACCATGCTATAATAAAAACAATTAAATATAAAAAGATACCGAAAGGAACAACCCGCATGAAACTAACAAACAATGCCAACGCAATTATATCCATTTTTTATCGAGAATATCTTAACAAAGTAGCTGATGGCGTTCCAATGTCAACCGCTATAAATATGGGTGGCTTGCAAGCAATTCACGAACGTTTTTTTATACATACCTCTGTGGAAAATATTGTATTTGGCTTAAAAGAACTAGAATCGCAAAAGTTAATAGAAGTTAAAGCTGGTCAAAAAATTTTGCATAATTCTAAATTATCCACGCTTGGAATTATCTACCTAGAAGAAAAGTTTCCAAGCGGAATCGACGACCTTAATCAATATTTAACCGAACAAAAAATACCAATTTATCAATAATGTTTGCCAACCAAAAAAATTCATGCTATAATAAAAACAATTAAATATAAAAAGATACCATTTGCAAGGCAAATGTGAGCCTTAGAGCCGTATATAACAGCACTCTGTGTTGTAATATACGGCTTTTAGTTTAACAAAAAAACAATAAACAGGAGGTAGTTATGGGCGAAAATTCAAACTTAAATTTTATTAAATGTCCAAAATGCAACGCAAAAACTAAACTTGCGTATAGTTTTAACACTACGTTTGCCAATCTTCCTATCTATTGCCAAAATTGCAAGCAAACCACAATTATGTCGCTGTTAAACGGCATATTGTCCACAAAAACGTCATGGACAAACTAAAATACAGCCAATACGAGTGGCAAATAATCCTGCAAAACGTGGACACAGGCACACAATACAACATAACCACAATCACAACCGAGGCAACTTACACAACCGAACTAATGACAGGCAACGCAGGAACTTTAGAGCTGCAACTGGTCAACATTTCCGAAAATTTAGCTAATAAAAAAGAAGTTGAAACGGTTGATTTCCTAACCAAAGTTGACCCCCGCCTGCCGGGCGGGCAGGCTAATAAGCACGGCCACACCGTCCAATTTAGCATATCGGGCGAGGGCATTTTCCTAGGATACATAACAAACGTAGAAATAACCGAGCAACACAACTTCAAAATAACCGCCCGAGATTCAATATTTTGGCTAAAATCCAAGGATTACCTCTACACCGAAGATATGACCGCAAGCGAAATTTTCACGGACGTAGCTAGCCGAAAAGCCAACATAAACCATGCAGTAAGGGTGGGGTCGAGTGCCGTGCTAAAACCCTACAATTACGGCTTCGATTACACAATGTTTGGGCAAATAGAACACGCCATAAAAGCCGCCAACATAGCCGAGCCGGGGAAATGGTACATTATCCGAGACGAGTTTGGAACGCTAGTATTTACCGAACTTTCCGAGTTGTTTACAGGAATAATTTTAGGCGACAACGAATATGCAATCAGCTACAAATACAACAGCACAATCGAAGAAAAAACCTACAACTACATCAAAGCCTTTCGCCCAAACGAGGATTTAGGTATGTTTGACACATGGGTTGTAAAGGATTCCGACAGCATAAATCGTTGGGGACAGCTGAACAAAATAGTCGAAGTTGACAAAGAAATGACCGATGTCGACGTCGAAGCCCTAAACCAAGATTTACTAGCCTTTCACAATCTACCCACCGAAACGTTCTCAATTAAAGCCTTTGGGCATATCGGCGTTTACGCTGGCAACGGAATAACCCTGCAAATAGGCAAAATTGGGCAACAAGGCAATTATTGGATAACTACCGCTAAACATACCTTTCGCAATAATTATCATGTTATGGATTTGGAACTATTCTATTTTAACGGTTGACCAAAACAATTAAAAGGAGTTGACCAAATGAAAACCGCCGCCGATTTAATCAAACTAATGCAAACCTGCGCCGAGGACAGCATAGCCGACAAAAAAACAAGCCGCATACTTTTCGGCGAAGTAACGCAAATAAACCCGCTCCGCATTCTGCTAGAGTGGCACGAAAAGCCCATGCGAGAGGATTTCTTTTACCTAACAAGCAACGTAAAAATATGGGAAGAAGAGATTCGCATCAGGAGCATCGAGGGGACGTTTTCAGCCCCTGGAGATATGCTCGATATAATTATCACTTCTGACGAAATAACCGCAACACAGCAAGCAGAAACGACAAATAAGAGCATACAAACCGAAACGTTTTCCAAAAGCCAATCGGACGAAACAAGCAATTTTTCAACAAGTAGCCCAATAGGCAACTGGCATTTAGCAACGCCAGTAAATCCAGTAATCGACAACCTTGGGGCAACAAGCCCCTACAGCCGCACAGAAAACCAACAAAATGCAAGCACAAATCTCTCAACAGCTGAGAGTAATACAACAATCAACATCGAAGAACTGCAAAGCCAAACTACACAACAAAAAGACGAACATCACATACAAATAAAGGACAACGCCATGGTAAAAATCAACATAATAGAAAAGCCCTTTAGAGACGACACCAACCGAGACCGCAACCGCCACACAGACGTAAGAACAGGCGAAGAAGTCCCAAGCAAGCGAAACGCCAATATAACTTGGACAGACACCAGCGAAGACGACAGCGCCTATTACGACCAAACATTCAAAATGAAAGTGATAAGAGGACGCGGCTTAAAAGTTGGCGACAAAGTTTTATGCACCAGCCATAACAACCAACAATTATTTATAGTTCACGAAATTTTGAACCGAGTACCATAAAAGTTAGGCAACTGAAACCCACAACAATCACCTGTCTGCCGACAGGCAGGCAACAAAAATTCTAAAATTAGACAAGGAGAATCACCATGACAGACACAAAAGTAATAAATTTAATCGAACGAATCAAAAAGGAAAAACTCCACAAATCGGACATCGCAGCCAAGATAGAAAAATTGGAAAGCCAACTAAAAACCGAAATGGAAACACGTAACCAAACCGAGGCAGTTTTCGGCATTTTCAAAGTGTTCTACAAAGAAGTTGAAAGCAACCGACTTGACACAACTTCGCTAAAAAAAGAATTGCCAGAGATTGCCCAACGCTTTATGACAACGATATTTTTCAAACGGCTTGATATTAGGCAGCGAAAATGATTCCGCAACACCAAAACCCGCTAACCACCGTACCAAGGCGGCGAGTGTACCCAACGCTAACGTTCAATCATTTTGTATACGAGCGTGCAAGCGAACGTCAACCGCACCGTAGCCGCATAACCACGCACATCGATGGTCTCGAAGCAATGGAGCAAACCGTCCGCCATATTTTAATGACAGAACGCTATCGTTACAACATTTATCCGCCTTGGTACGGCGTTGAGTTAGAAAAATATCACGAAAAAGATTTTGCCTATTTTAAGGCAACAATCCACCAAACGCTACTGGATGCACTAACCACAGACGACCGCATTGATAACG